AGGACGCCGCCGAGCCGGGCCAAGGTGTTGGCCTCGCAGGCCCCACCGTGGGAGGTGCGGGGTAACCCAGGTATGAGCATCGGCTACCCAGGGAGGTAACACATGACAGAGCGCTCGGGCGCCTCGTATCGCATCAAGCAGACCAACTGGAAGCCCACGCCGGCTGGCACCAGCGTCAGCTACCCCGGTGGCAACGTCACCGCCTCGGCCACCAGCGGGAGCTACCTGTTGGAGTCGGTCCACTCCCGCTACGCACCCGGTGCCCACACGGCACGGGTCGAGGGCGGTGATGACGTGTACGAGGCCGGCCCCTTCCGCACCCAGCACCGCAGCCAGGTTGCCGCCGCCTCGCTGGCCAACCGGGCCGAGGCCGGGACGGCGTCCAAGTACCACACGAAGACGTACCGCTGATGCCCGGCGGCAAGGACCTCGGGCCGTCCATCAAGAAGCCCGACGAGTACGAGGCCCTCAAGAAGGAGGGCTACAGCAAGAGCAAGGCAGCGGCCATCTCCAACGAGGCAGCCAAGGGTCCCGCCGCCAGGTCGAAGATGGCCAAGAAGGCTGCAGCCACGAGGAAGAAGAGCGGCTGAGATGAAGGACGGCATGCCCAACGAGTTCAGGGGAGAGGTCAAGCCACGGCGTTCGCCGTCGAGGCACCACATCGAGATGTCGGCTGCTGCGCACCAGCATCACGGGCAGCCTCTTGACCCCTTCCCGCCGTTGAGCAACAGCCAGTTCCCGCAGTTGTACGTGCGGTCGCCAGTGCAGAACGCCTACCGCAAGTTCATGCGGGCCAAGTCCGCCTACAGGAAGCCACGATGAGCATCTCGTTCTACGGAGGGTCGTACCGAGCATCGGCCAGTGATCTCACGATCGCCATCAGCCCACTGGGGCTGGTGGAGCTTGCCGATGAGGAGTTTGAGGTACACGGCCCCCGGATGAACCGCTACGCCAACAACTGGGCGTGGTACCTGGGACACCACTGGGCCTACAAGCGTGAGATCGGTGAGCCGCAACTGGTGTTCAACTGGGTGCGGGCCTTCAGCGACTATCTCACCAACTTCAGCTTCGGCAAGGGGGTCAACTTCCACTCCCCCGAGGCCACCAGCGCCATCACTCCGTATCTCCTCAAGGAGGTGTGGGAGGTCCACAACCACAAGCAGCAGATCCTGATGGAGCTTGCCCAGCAGGGCAGCGTCTCCGGTGACTGCTTCGTGAAAGTGGCGTATGAGCCGCCATACGTGGATTCCGTGGGCCTCCCCCACGAGGGGCGCATCCGCATCCTGCCGTTGAACCCGGCCTTCTGCTTTCCGGAGTGGCACCCCCACGACCGCAGTCGGATGATCAGATTCAAGACGAAGTACAAGTTTTGGGGGTCGGCGCAGGACGGGACCCGTCAGGTCATGACCTACGTCGAACTGATGACCGAGGACATGATCGAGGAGTACATCAACGACGAGTTGATCGACTCCCGGCCGAACCCGATCGGTGACATCTGCGTCGCCTACTGCCCGAACATCGAGGTGGCCTCGTCCCCGTGGGGCCTCGCTGACATCACCGACATCGTTGCGCTCAACCGTGAGTACAACGAGAAGGCGACCGAGATCAGCGACATCATCAACTACCACGCCAGCCCGGTCACTGTCATAACGGGGGCCAAGGCGTCCAACTTGGAGAAGGGTCCCCGCAAGGTGTGGGCCGTCAACAACAAGGACGCCAAGATCACCCAGCTTGAACTGCAGACCAACTTCACCGGCCCCCTCGGCTACATGGAGTTGCTCAAGCAGACGATGCACGAGATGACCGGCGTGCCCGCCACGGCGCTCGGCACGATGCAGCCGATCAGCAACACATCGGGTGTGGCCCTGTCGATCCAGTACCAGCCGCTGATGCTCAAGCACGACCGCAAGACGACCAACTACACCCGGCTGTTTGAGCGGGTCAACGAGTTGGTCATCAAGCACGCCTTCGTCTTCGCCCCGGAGATGACGGTGTACAACCCGTACCTGTCTTCGATGATGATCAAGCCGGAGCAGTTGCCCGAGCTTGACCCGTCGTCGCCTGTGTCGTACCGCACGTACGTGCAGTGGCCCAGCCCGATGCCGATCGACCGGTTGCTCAAGATCAACGAGATCCAGGCGCTGCAGGCGATGCAGTTGGAGAGCCGCCGTGGTGCCCTGCGTGACCTGGGCACCCAGTTCCCCGACCAGAAGCTGCGTGAGATCTTTGAGGAGACGGTCGAGGACATCAAGGAGCAGGGCGCCATCTCCCTGATCCAGAGCCAGATCGGCGCCTTCAACATGATGGCCACCGGCATGACGCCGGACGGTCAGCCGCTCATGGGGCAGGACGCAGAGGGCAAGCCACAGCCCGCTTCGCCTCCTGTCAACCCGCAGATCGCCCAAGAGGTGCAGATGCTGGCGTACGGCGGGATGCCCCCGCAGATGAGCGACTTCGAGTCCGATGACCAGACGTGACACTGCTGGTACTTCGGTATCACGTCAAACCGTGGTATGAATGAGACCCTGCAGCCCGGAGAACGACGAAGGAACACTTGATGTCGAACGCACAAGGCACGACGGACAACATCACGGACACCGGCCAAGGCTTCCTCACCGGAGTCCAGCCAGCCCAGCCCCGTAGGGCCGCTGACTGGAACGGTCAGACGCCACCTCAGCCGACCACCAACGGAGCGCCCGCCGAAGAGCGGCCTGCTTACCGGTGGACGGACGAGGACATCGCCAACGCCCGCCAGCAAGAGAAGGACAAGCTGTACGGCCGCATCGAGCAGATGGGTGGCCAGTTGCAAGAGATCCAGGCGGCACGGGAAGCCGAAGCAGCCGAGCGCCAGCGCTTGGCCGACGAGGCTGAGGCCGCACGCAAGGCGAAGGAAGAGAACGAGATGGACCTCCGGACGCTCATGGAGCGCCGGGAGACAGAGTTGCGGGCCGAGATGGACCAGATCCGTCAGGCCCAGGAGATGGAGCGAGAGGTCTTCAACCGGGAGCGGCAGCTACAGCAGGTAGACGAGTACCGCCGTGACCGGATTGCGCAGGAGGCTGAGTACCTCCTGCCGGAGCTTCGCCAGTACGTGGTTGGTGACACGGTGGAGGCAATCGACGCCTCCATCGAGCGTGTCAAGCTCGACACGCAGACCATCGTCAGCAACTTCGTGGCGTCGGAGCCACCGCCCCTCCCGTTTCAGCCACGAGGGGCCGCACCCACGGCCCCGCCTGTAGGACCCATGGAACAACTGACGGAACAAATGCCGATGAGCCTCGCTGAACTGCGAGGCATGGACATGGAGACGTACAAAAAGCACCGGAATGCCCTCCTGCAAGCGACCAACCCCAATCGTCGGGGTTGACGGGTAAGACAACACCCACATAGGGCTTCGGCCCGTTCGCTCCATGAGGAGATACCATGCCCGCAGGCACCGGCCTGGGTGGCGAGCTTCCCGTCGTTTCCGGCATCACCGGCACGACGAGAGTTGCCCCCGGAGGCCCCTACTCGCAGTACGACGTCGTCAACGGCTACACCGGCCAGTTGGTGGCGGACAACACGGGCGTCGGCTACGCCGGGTCGGTCGCAACCGGCTCGACCATGCTCGGCCCGGCGATCCAGACCATCTGGTCGAAGGAGATCCTCTTCCAGAGCATGCCCGTGCTCCGGTTCGAGCAGTTCGCTGTGAAGAAGACGGAACTGGGCACGATGCCCGGACTCACCGTCAACTTCATGCGCTACAACAACCTGCCGATGCCGTCCGGGCCACTGATCGAAGGCGTGCGCATGAAGACGCACGCCATCACGGCGAGCCAGTACGCCATCACGGTGCAGGAGCAGGGCTTCGCCGTTGCCGTCTCGGAACTGCTGCTCAACGCCAGCTTCGATGACGTCATGGCCTCGTCCAGCCGTCTGCTCGGCCGCAACATGGCCCTGTACATGGACGGCCAGGCTCGTTCGACCCTCGGCCGTGCGTCGTCCGTCGTCTTCGGCTACCAGAAGCCGACCGCCATCAACGTCGGCTACGGCGTGTACGAGGGCGGCACCCCGGCGACCGGCCTCACCCAGGTGACGACCTCGGCGGGCACCGGCACGGTGGACGACAACTTCAACCTCACCCCGTACGCCATCAAGGACGCCGTGGAGGTGCTGGCCAGCAAGAACGTGCCCCGCCTCGGTGAGACGTACGTCTGCTTCGTGCACCCGCACCAGAGCCGCCGTCTCCGGGACACCCCGGAGTGGATCGAGGTCACGAAGTACGCAGCGCCCGGCAACTTCATGCTGGGCGAGATCGGCCGTCTGGACGACGTCGTCTTCATCGAGACGACGCAGGTCACCAGCCCGCTGGCCGGGACCGCCGACATCGCTGACCCGTGGCCGCAGTTGCCCGGTGGAGCGGTGACGTCGCCCAACCCGTTCAACCCGGACTGGCGTGGCACGGCCCTCGGTGCGACCGGCGACGGCGCCCCCGGCACCCCGCCGAACAACCCGTTCCTCGACGTCGACAACACGTCGGCCACGACCATCGACGACCTGCCCACGGGTGAGACGGCGCTGCCGGGCTGGGGCGAGCCGTGGGGGCCGAGCAACGGCATCTACGAGGCGATGATGCTCGGAGACAACGCCTTCGGGCACGCCATCTCCCTGCCGGTGGAACTGCGTGACGGCGGCGTCCTCGACTTCGGTCGTGAGCACGCCCTGGCGTGGTACTCGATCTGGGGATGGGGAGTCGTCACCGACTCGTCCGTCGTCAAGATCATCACCAACTGACCGAGGGGACTGCGTGGGGTAGGGCGGCGCATACCGCCCTACCCCATAGCTGCGTATGAGAGGCTGAACCCATGAGCATCGTCGCTGTCCACGGCCCCAACACCTGGGGTTCCAAGGCCATCGTGGAGGCCGGACCTGTCCAGGCCGTTGTCAATCCGGCCAACGGGTTGATCTGGACCTTCAAGCTCGACGGGGCCACCACCCGTGTCGACGCCGACTTCTCCTGGGCGTTCCCGCCCAACGGGACGCCGACGCCGCAGACGGTCAAGGCCCCGACGCCGGTCACCTACGCCACCGCAGGCTCCAAGACGGCCACGCTGACCGTCACGGGCGCCGGGGCGGGCAACAACCCGTACCCGCCCGCTGGGAGCTACCCGGTCACCATCACGGCCATCGCCGGGACTGCGCCGCAGGCCGGGCTGATGTCGGCGCCGGGCGACGACGGAGGCGACGAGGGTGACTTCTTCGACCCCGGCAACTTCACGGTCCAAGAGGTCGAGGACTACGTCAACGCCAACCCCGACCAGGCGATCGACGTGCTCGACGCCGAAGAGGCCGGGAAGAACCGGGTCACGTTGGTGGCCTGGTTGGAGAGCTTCATCGACGCTGAGTAGGCGCCGTTCTAGTAACTAGGGACACGAAGGAGAACACGTCGTGGCAGGAAATGTCGAGATCGAGCAAGAAGAGGACGGCGTCACACGCCCGTCCAGCCTGGGCTTCCCCAAGGATGACCCCAACGCACGTACTCCCGATGGCATCCCCATCCACCGGGAGATCGAGGTCGAAGCGCTGGACCCCCGGCCCGCCATCGGCAATGACGGGATGGTCGACATCCGCATGGCGGAGACGATCGAGGAGTTCACCTACGGCAACCCCCACCAGAAGTACCGGTTGGAGGCCAACCGCAGGTATCGACTCCCCGTCGATGTCGCTCGGTATCTCTACAAGCTGGGGTACACCTACCAGATCAACAACTAGGAGCGAGCGCTGATGGCTCGGACGATCACGCATGCAGGGTTCCGCATCCCCAACGCTGGGGACGTGTCGAGTCCTCGGATGGCCGAGCCTGACTGCATCGACTTCAACACCATGGCCCACGGGCTGTGGGGCGTCATCGAGGGGTGCCTTGTCACCGTCTCGACCAAGATGGCGCTGGTGGCCGCTGGGCTGGTCGTCGTCAACGGCCAGTTGGTCAAGGTGTCCACCGGCAGCGTGCCGATCGGCACCACGGCCCAGGACCGCTTCGACCTGATCGTGGTCGATTCGGGCGGGACCGTCTCCATCGTCCCAGGTGTCGACTCGACGTCGCCCGTCTTTCCCGATCCCGGCCTCACCGTCACGGTGCTGGCCGCTGTCTTCGCTCCGGCCGGGTCCGGCGACTACACCAACAACGTCATCGACAAGCGCAAGTTCCTGTCGAAGTCGCTGCTGACCAAGATCGACCCGGCGCTCCCGCTGGTGTACAACCAGAACAACACGGGCGTCCACTACCAGATGTCTGGTGGTGGAGATACCTGGTGGGAGGGTGATACCAGGCTATGGCGTAGCGCCGTCCACGAACTGTCGATCGACCAGGACCTCAAGATCCTCGGTGATCTCCGTGTCGGGGACGACATCACCGCCGACTCACTGGCAGCGGTGGGGCAGGTCACCGGGTCGAACCTGATGACCGGGTCGGCCGCACCAGGCTCAGCGGCCAACGGCACCATCTACCAGGACTCCTCGGGGCACCTCTACGTGCGCCGGAACAACGCCTGGTCGGAACTGGCCACGCTCGACGCCACGGTGCCGGTGGGCACGGTGATCAACAGCTTGCAGGCCCCCTCGATCATGGGGCCGCTCGGTTGGGTGGCGCTCAATGGGGCAGCGATCAACGAGTCGCAGTACCCGTCGCTGTTCTCTGTCCCGGCGCTGATCGCAGTCGGCAGCATCACCGGCACCGCCCCGAACCGGAGTATGACCCTGCCCCAGGCCGATGGCCGGGTGCTGGTAACACAGTGGAACCAGGGCGCAGGGAACTTCGGCGGGAACGACAACAACAAGGTCACCGTCAACCTGGCCAACATGCCCCGCCACCGGCACAACGTCACGACGCAGCAGCAGTCGATCGGCCCATTGACCGGGCGCATCGGTCGCAACGGCACGCACGGCCACAGCATGAGCGGAGGGACGCACACTCACCGTGTGACCGACCCTGGGCACAAGCACCGGGCGATGGAAGGCCCGAACGGCACCGTGGGCGACCCGATCTGCGTGTTTTGGGGCGGCACGAACAAGATCGACGCCCTGTTCAACGACCGCAACCACACCTACTCGGTGGAGCCGCTGCAGTGGACGGTGCCTGCCTTCACCGACATCTCGATCGACTCGGTCGGCTCGGACCATGCGCACGTCATCGTCCAGGACGGCGACCACGACCACCCGCTGACGCTCGACAACATCTTGCCGCACGGGCACGACGTGACTGAGCAGGACATGGGTGACAGCGCCCCGATCGACGTCACGCCTGCATTCCTGTCGGTCTACACCTACGTCAAGGCCTGACCATGGGGTCCTACGTCGGCTCTCGGTTCGGACAGGACGGCCCTGCCCGGATCTCGACCAGTACTGAGATGCTCTTGGAGGCGACTGAGATGCCACCGATTCCCCTGTATCAGCCGCTCGTACCGTTCTATCCGAGCTTGGTAAACGGCGACTCTTCCAGCAGCGTCGCCGCAAGCTCCGTCGCAAGCGACGACGCCGCCAAGTGGAAGGTCTACCCCGACCGGCTGGACATCTACGTGTACCAAGGCGATGACGTCAAGCTGACGCTGTACTTCCAGTTCCCCGAAGAGCCGGACCTGGACATGAGCAGCTACGACTGGTGGGCGCAGGTGCGCATCCCGCACCGCTACCAGGCCTCGTTGGTCACCGAGTTCTCGGTGCTCTCGACCTACACCCCGGCGAACCCTGCTGACCCTGAGGACCTGACCGCCTCGGTGACCAAGGTCGACCTGTTCCTGCCCCGGCAGAGCAACGACCAGTCCGGCCTCTACCAGTGGGAGCTTGCCGCCAAAGGGCCGTATGACTGGTCGCTGTTCCCCAAGCCGGGCGACCTGGCTGCTGACGCCGTCTGGCCACCCACCGACATGATCAAGACGTGGATGTACGGCTACCTCTACGTCGTCCCCCGCCTGACCACCACCGACTTCCTGCCGCTGCCGCCAGGCGCCGTCACCACGGGTGGCACGGTCGTCGTCACGCCCACTGGTATGACAGTGGGACCGAACGGACGGGTGCCCTGATGGCCGTCATCGTTGCGCCCTCCTCCAAGGTCGTCGTCGCCACGACTCCGCCTCGCCCGAT